GTTGGTTAGTCCAAACAAGATTATTTACACCAGTTACGTCGATGGCAGTGAAACCTACCAGCGAGCAATTTCATCTTTCCTCCTAATCTAGGATTCGTTCAAGACCCACTGTTTGCCGTTGGACGTAACTGAACGATTGTCACCTGCATTTACAACTGTAATATTAGTCCAACCAAACGAATCGCCTCGATCTTTAATTGTAAGTACGTTTGTTGCACCAAGCGAACAGATATTAAACGTCAAATCTTTTGCCTCACTAACATTTGGAAGCGTTAGTGTTCCAGCGGCCGCTACTGTACTCACATAGATATTCTCCTCCCAAAGCTCTAAGCTTTTGGTAATATCTGTGACAGCAACAGTAGTCCAGAAGACCGTCTTATCTCGCTCGACCACAACAGCATCTATGTCCCTTTTTGCTTGTGATCCCATTTTTCTTTCTCCTATCTTCCTAGTCTAAGTTCATCCAACTCTTTTTGCAACGATGTTCTTACGTCTGCAGCCCTTCTTGCTGCATTTGGTGCCTTTGCAAAAGCTGGAGTATTTTTATTCGGTTCTTCGGCTGCTTTCCTTCCTGTGAAAGTTTCGATAGTTCCTTTTACCTCCTTTTCAAGTTCGTTAAATAAAGTAGGATAGTCCCACTCTGGATGTTGTTTGATTAACGTAATAGCTCTACTCGACACAAAAGGTCTTATTTTATTAAACTCTGGATTACGTTTGTAGAACTCAAACGCCCCAATATGAAGTTGAACCTGTTGATTAACAATATTAGCAAGAACAGGAGTTATAGAGTTAATTGTTTCCTGCTGAATTCTACTTCCAAACTCGGCTATTCGACTATTCACAGTCTTTGCATCAATTCCATCTTCGATTTCTTTATCCGTTAAAATCTCGACAGAAGAGACACTCGAAACTGCTGGCTTCTGAGGCTCTATAGGTTTCGGTGTAGCCTGTGCAGACTCAGCTGTCGGAGGCGCATAGACCTCAAACATCTCGTTCATTCTTTTAAAAACATCAGTCAGCGCATCTGGTTCAACTGGAGCTGCTAGCTTAGCAGAAGCTCCTTCTGCAGGAGGCTCAGCAGCTGGTGGTTCTGGAGCCGTGGACTGAGTAGGTTCACCTGACGAACTAGTAGGTCCAAGTTCGCTAAGCTCCTTTATCAAAGCATCATCTACTGTTGACTCAGCAGAAACAGCCGGTTTATCTGATTTCGAATCAGGCATGATTTTCTCCTTCCTTTTCCTTGTTTTCATCTCGTTGTGCTTCGAGATCTTCAATAATTAAGTCAGGTGCCTCTACCAAGAAGCCTATTTCCATTATTGCTCCCTGCATCGCTTCAACACCATAAGTAGTTTTAACTTTACCATCCTCAGTAGGAAAATGAACATTATAAACTGGAGCGGTCGCTATCTGTATTTGATATAATCGCAAACGCTCCTGTAGCATAGTAAGTATTTCCACCCATACAGTATTATCTTTAAACTTCTTAGCATCCTCAATACTAAAAGGCCACTTATCATCAGCCATTACCAATTTCTCCTATCGGGACAATATTACCCTGTTGTGCCTGCTGATCAATTCTATCAGGTGTAGCAATTCGAGCGTTAATATTTCCTCCCCTCTGAACAAAATCATTTACATTCTTCGCACCAAGTGACCTTGCAATGTGTTTGAATATTCTAATAATATCAAATTGCTGTGCAACAGCAGGATTAGTTGCTAATATCTGAAATATCTGTGTCCATGCTATTCCATCACTATTACCAGGAATGCTTCCATCATGAGGAACTACATCATAAAGAACATCAATATCATCAGGAGTGACAAGTTTTGTCCGTCCACCAAACTCAGCACTTAAATCCTCACCCAATCTACCAATCGCCTTAACATAGGTCTCAGTAGACATAAGCTGCTTAGTCTGTGCAGCAAACAGATAAGCAAGATCAAAATGTGCCTGAAGTCCCGCTATCTTAGCATCTTTTTCCAGTCTCGAAAGAGCGCTCGAAAAAACCTGGTTAGCCTCAGTTGCACTAACTCGCTCACTTGTCTTTCGTCTCAGTCCTTTAACAGCTTCTCCTGCTCCACTAACCTGTTCAATAATGCTCATAACAAAACCGATGTCAGGAATGTTCTGTCGAGTAATATCGCTCACAGTTAGTTGCATCACAGCATCCTTAACACCTTTACCCCAAGCTGCTCTGCGCATTCTGATAAGCTTACCAGGTTCAGGATTCTTTAGATCGTTATAGTTAACAAGATATGGATCAACTACAATCATATCGTTAATAGCCTTACGAACGTTAGCTATATGCGATCTAAAAAGCCAGTCGATAGTATGCTGAAGACCATAAATAGTCTCCATTGCACTTATTGGTATAGGCGTATGACCATCACAATTAGTTGCACTAATAGCTATCGGAAACATATTATGATCAAGACCGAGCTGTTTTGCTGTTATCAGTATCTTATCACCTGCAACTGCAAACAACCACTTCTCTGGATTGTCACTTGATCCAAGTCCCCACTCGCTTGGAATAAGTTTAATATAGCGATAAACAACATCAACATCATTATTTTGACCAATAATATTGCCTACAGATGGATAGCCAGCTTTAGTCTCTCTACCTGTCTCATCACTAACAAAGTAAGCGCTTCGACGATTAGAGAAATGGTCAAGATATCTCACGTTGATAAGCCCTGAGCCAGGATTTGAAATCTCCTCATCAAGCAATGTATAGTAGTCTGTTCGGTCTACCCACCCATGTGAGCATGCTCGCTGCGGCCACATCGCATTTGAGTTAGCGTCTGGTAAGTAATTATAAGGGTCGATGTTGTATATCGTACTGCCCTCAAACAACGTACCAGTTTCTTCGGTTCGTCTATAACTCTTTCCATTTCTATCGAACAATCTACCAAGCGAAGCAAAGAAACCTGTTTCGTTCACTTCTTCATCTTTCTTAACCTTACCTACAATTGTCTCCCAGTTGCAAGCAACTACACCAAGTCCATAGGTAAAGTCATCTTTCCACATTGTATAAAGTGAAAGGGCAGATTTAAACCTTCGCATCTGAAGCTCAATAACACGCTCAAGCAGCATTGCACCAATTCTATCTTCATCGCCCCAGCCTTCGTAACGAAAAATAGGAGACTCAAGAAACGCTGCAACTCGATAGGTTAACAAAGTCTCACGCGTTGCATAAGCAACTGGAACTACAATAGTTACCGGTTTACGAGGATTAGATTGTTGAAGGCTCTTCTCATATTCATCCAACTCAACGTAAGTAGTCATTGTATGATCTACTTTTCTCCATGATGCAAAGCGAGTTTCAACAATTGAAGAACTATCTTTAACCTGCTTCATTATACGTCTAACAATGCTATCATGTAGCTCAGAACCAGGCTTCAGATTAAGCTTCTCATAATAATTATAGTCATAATCTACTTGTTTGTAGCCTTCGTTATTCATCATACTTCCAAATCAAAATTTTTAATTTGTCAGATCGTTCGCCAATCATCTTCTTCAGAACCTTCCACCATCAGTTCAGCAAATTCCTCTTCGCTAACGTTATCACATTCATCTTTCGGTTCAAAGTAGCGAAGACCCTTTTCGAGCAGCTCAATTATGTAAGCAGCCGCATCAATCATATCCCAGCGCTTTGGTCTTGGAAATGCAAGCAACTGCATTTCGTAAGGCAAACAGTTAGCTTCGTTATGAAAAACAAGGCCTTGACGGTAGAAACCTATCATACTTGCGACTCGACCTTTCTTACCACCACCTACACCACTGAACTCACCTTTGCCACTCCGAGCCTCTAAAAATACGGGCTCTATAATAAGACCGCGCCGACTGATCTCATTTAACAACGGAAAGGTTCCAAACTCGCCAAGGCCTGTTTTCTCAAATCCAAGAACACGAGCTCTATATCTTGTGCAAGTATTAAGCGCATCAGCAATAAGTTCATCAGGGTGGAAATGCTCACCTCTTGCTTCACGCAAATAGAATGTGTTCTTCTCAGTATCAACTCCCCAAACAACTATACCACTCTCAGCATTATACATCTTAGCTGTTTTAGCTGGATCGACTATTACAACAGTTTCAATATAGCCATCATTAACACGCTCCAGAAACCCCTTATCTGTCTCATTATAGTAATGAAACATTTCCTCTTTAAAAGCAGCATCCTCCTTTGATGTTGCCTGACCCATATACTCACGAGCAAAAACATCCATCATCTTCTTATCACGATGCTCTTTCAGTTCTCGATCTAAAATAATCTGAGGCTTAAAGTTAGGAGCAAGGGTTTTAAAATCATCATCACAGATGCTTAATCTAAGCGACTCCCACTCAGGGGCTTCTAACAAATGAGCCATAATAGAATCTTCGTGTTTAAGAGTATCTATATAAAAAATCTGCCACTTTCTATGGTGTTGAGGAACGCACTTAATATGGCTGGAAAAAAACAGCTCCATCAACTTTGCACGAAGTTCCTCATTCTGAACCTCTTCATCATCCTCAAGATCGTCAAAAATAGGTAGATCACACCTAAAACTCATCCAATTAAGTCCTCGTAGTTGCTGCTTATTTCCACGAGGCATTATTAATGTTTGGTAGCTAATCCAGCCCTTTTTGCTAAACTGAGGATCGTCCCCAGAATAATCAACCGTTTTAAGATCACCAAAGAGTTTCCTAATTATCGGACTGTAACGCAGCTCATTCTTCAGATTCTCGGTTTGCATCATAGCCATTGTCTCGCTTTTACTAACGTATGGAATAAAGTGACTCAGACGAAACAATATATTTTTAGCGGCTAAGGCCCTCGCAATGCTCGTCTTTCCGATACCGCGAGGGGCTTCTACTACTTTATAGTTGCAGTCACTATTGTCAATCAGATCAAAGATTTGGTCATGCAACGACGAGAATGGAATATCAAAAGTATCTGGAAAAAACGTCTTACAGAATAGCTTAGTATTACCTACGCACATCGCAAGTGTGTCCATTAACTCTTCGTTCTCTCGAAAATTATATTGTTGAGATATAGCCATTATCTACAATGATGTTATATATAAGATTTTAACTGTCAGATTGCCAGTGTCTACTAACGCTGTAATATCTTTGCAAGCAGCAGAAAGATCTATAAAAGTTACATCTATACCGTACGATTCTGTAGTTCCTATACCATCATAAACTACAACATTTACACCAGAAGCATTATACTTTAGTCCCTCAAACACAGCTAATACTGTCCCTGTAATCGCCGCATCTCTAATCGTAAAAACAATGCCAACGTTATCTAAGCGAAAATTAGTCCCAACATAGCCCTTACCAATGTTATCAGTACTGCTAACAGCATCCCCATTCCATCTATTATATAATGTCGCCTGTAAGGTACCAGGATCTGTTCCATTAGCTAAATGAAGATCGCACATTCTAACAACTCGCCCAGCCGTTCCATCGCCCTGTAGCTGGTTAGCTAATGCCGCTCCCTCGTACCCATCGACAGCATCGCTATTTAAATTGGTAGCAACTGTTGTTGAAGCTACTGTTAACGGAGCTGTTCCAGTTGTTACATCGCTCTCAAACGTGTTAGAACGAATCTCATGACTACCAGCATCCCAATTAGCGGTTAGTGAGACTGTTCCATCTGCGAGAATCGGATTACTAGAAGTAGTAGAAGCAGCAATATTAAGCCAACTACCACCAAGATTCTTCGTCTGCATTATACCACCTGCAGTGGTTCTAATACCATAACCACCTGAACCTGCCGAAGTAGAAGCAAGAAAGGCAGTATCAGCAGTATTGGTTGTAAAGTTTATATAGCGAGACGAGTCAGTTCCAACTATTCCAATACCATAATTGCTAATCCACATTCTCAACTTTGTATCATCATACTTAGTCGCCGCCGAACTAAGACTATGAAACAACAAACCAGTTCCAGTAGTCGAACCGGACAATGGTGGATAGTTATAGTAATTAAGTCCAACTATCTTAGCTCCAAGAACATCTCCATAACCACGATGACCATTTATAACATCTCTATAAGCACCAAATAGTATTTGATTCTTACTCTCCGGATTAGCAGGCGTTCCTGTATAATGAAAGCCCCGACCAAGACGAATAGAGGTATTTCTTCCTGTTACATTAAACGTTGTATCGTT